CCTGCATTCGTTGGTATTTTTGTCGGTGTCTCTTACACAGATCCCAACACCAATCAAAAGACATTCTCCCAGTTTTATCCAGCATCTACTGCTGCGAGCGATACTATGGCGTATGTCGTAGACGATCCCAATGTATTGTTCCGTATGCAAGCGGACGGGTCTTTGGCCCAGACAAACCTTGGGAATAACATTGACGTAGCCTACACGGCTGGTTCAACAAGTATTGGCAGAAGTAAAAATGCTGCCGATGCGAGCACCGCAGCAACAACTGCAACATTACCTTTCCGGGTTATTGACTTTGTTGACGGACCAACCAGCGCAGTAGGGGATGCTTTCACGGACATCATTATGAAGTTCAATGTGGGGCATCAGTACGACAACACTACCGGCATCTAAGGAGAATTTGAGCAATGGCAATTTCAAGAGCGCAAATGCTAAAAGAACTCCTGCCGGGGCTGAATGCTCTGTTCGGTTTGGAGTATGAGAAGTACGAAGACGAACACACTCTCATTTATGAGACTGAAAGTTCTGATCGTTCTTTTGAAGAAGAAGTGAAGCTGTCTGGATTTGCTGCTGCACCTGTTAAAGCTGAAGGCGCTGCCATCAGTTATGACTCTGCACAGGAATCTTTCACAGCTCGTTACAACCACGAAACCATCGCTATGGGCTTCGCTATCACCGAGGAAGCAATGGAAGATAACTTGTATGACTCATTGTCTGCACGTTATACCAAGGCTCTCGCTCGCGCTATGGCATACACTAAGCAGGTTAAAGCGGTATTCCCGCTTAACAATGGTTTCTCCAATAGTTTCCAGTCAGGTGACGGTGTAAACCTGTTCACTGCGTCTGGTGACGGCGTAACTGGTGGTGATGGTCACCCCTTGGTTAACGGTGGCAAAAACAACAACCGGCCTACAACGGCTGCTGACCTTAACGAAACGTCTTTGGAAAATGCGATTATTGATATCGCTGCTTTCACTGACGAGCGTGGTCTGTTGATTGCTGCGCGTCCTCGTCGTTTGATCATACCACCCGCTTTGATGTTTACGGCAGATCGACTGCTAGAAACAACTCAGCGAGTTGGCACGGCAGATAACGACATCAACGCTATTCGTAACATGGGTGCAATCCCCGAAGGTTACAGCGTTAACCACTATCTGACCGATAGCAATGCTTTCTTCATCATTACTGATGTACCTAATGGTATGAAGCATTTCGAGAGAACCGGACTGGAGACCTCGATGGATGGAGACTTCGATACTGGCAACGTGCGCTATAAGGCGCGTGAGCGTTACAGCTTCGGTGTATCTGATCCGCTGGGCATTTACGGATCGCCCGGATCTAGCT